ACCTGCTATAGTCAACGCAGCTAGTGGCGACTTGCTAGTATCTGAGATAACAGTATCAATCCTAACGAGTTGGAGTTAACATGAGCTATAAAGGACTAACAGAAGAAGAGCATAACTTTCTGGTCAAGATAGGCCAGATTACCGACCAACCAGCAGCGGTTAAACGACCAGCGGCTAAGAAAGATGAGGACAACGAATAATGGCAATCTATCTAAGTAATGGCGTTGTTGTCACGCTGAACAGTGTCGCCCTAAGCGATCACGTAACAGCCGTAACAATTAACCGCTCATTTGATGAATTAGAAGTAACAGCTATGGGCGATACAGCTCACAAGTTCGCAAAGGGTCTAGAAGCCAGCACTATCACTATTGACTTCTTAAATGACACAGCAGCAGCTAATGTAAACGCAACACTTCAGGCAGCATGGGGTACTACAGTGCCACTAACAATCAAACAGACTTCTGCCGTAATTAGTGCAACTAACCCAGAGTATCAAACAACAGTATTGGTAAACAATACTCAGGATGTAAACGGCGCAGTGGGCGACATAAGCACACAGTCAATCACATTTACCTGCCAAAGCCCTATAGTAGTTGACGTAACAGCCTAAGGAGTAATAATGGCAAAGCTAAAGATAACAAGGGCTAACGGCGAAGTATCTGAACACAAGATTACGCCGGGTGTCGAGTACGCTTTTGAGTTAAAGTATGGCGCAGGAATTAGTAAAGTCCTACGTGACCACGAACGGCAGACCGAGATCTATTACTTGGCGCACGAGTGCTTACGTAGGGCTAACGTGACTGTACCTATATTTGGTATTGAGTTTATTGACAGCTTAGAAACTGTCGAGGTATTAGACGAAGAAAAAAAATAACGCAGCGTGATTCTATTCTCTATACAGTGGCTGCTTTAAGTGTAGAGACAGGGATCGCGCCTAGTGAGTTTATTAACATGGACTCAGAAATGCTAAAAGCAATAGTGCAGGTGCTTAGCGATAGAGCAAAGGAGATAAAAAATGCCCGTAGTCGTAACAGGCGTTAAACAACTCCAAAAGGCTATGAAAGATGTAGACAAAGACCTGAACAAACAAATGTCAAAGAATATTAAGCAGGCTATGTTAATTGTCCGAGATCGTGCACGTGGTTATTTACCGGCACAAAATGAAGTGTTAAGCGGCTGGGGCAAAGGCACTGGGTCTATGGAAACTGTTAAAGATCCTAATAGATTATTCCCACCTTATGACTATGCATACGCTAAAAGCAAAGTGGCATATTCTGCAGGTCAGAATAAAAGCAACGACAAAGGATTTAAGGCTGCATTTTATGTGTTTAATAATTCTAGATCAGGCGCAATATTTGAGACTGCAGGCCGTATAGGTAGGCCTAGAGGTAATAGATCATTAAACCCTAATGCACCTGTGCAATTTAATGCAGCTGCAGAAATGCTATCTAGCATGAAGGGTCAAGGCAAGCAGCGAGGTCGTGTTATCTATCGTGCTTGGGATGAGACTAAAGATGTAATTATACCTAGAGTAGTTAATGCTATTGACACAGTAGCAAAGAAATTTATTAAAGACACAGAGCAAAGAAGGGCTGCATAGTGCCTAATTTAATTGTCAGTGCAGTCAGCACATTTGATAATAAAGGATTAAAAAAAGGTAAGAAAGAAATATCAGCCTTTGATAAGAATGTGCAAAGTCTAGGCAAAACTTTTGCTAAGGTATTTGGATCTATTGCGCTAGTTAACTTTGGCAAGAATGCAGTCAACGCATTTATAGATTCTGAGAAGGCAGCCGCTAAACTACGTACTACAGTTAGCAACCTAGGATTAGAGTTTCAGCAACCAGGCATAGAAGATTATCTAAAGAATTTATCGCTGCAGTTTGGCATCGTAGATGAAAGTTTAATTCCAGGCTTTCAGCGTCTGCTGATAGTAACTAAGGATGTTGCTAAGGCACAGAGTTTATTTGAGACTGCACTAAACGTATCAGCTGGCACTGGCAAGGATCTAACAGCTGTATCTACTAGCCTATCTAAAGCATACTTAGGCGATAACGCAGCACTAGGCAGGTTAGGCGTAGGACTAAGCAAAGCACAATTAAAGTCAGCATCATTTTTAGAAGTACAACGCACACTTAACGTTAACTTTGCAGGTCAAGCCGCAGCAGCTGTAGAAGGCTATGCAGGCAGCATGGCTAAATTAACTGTAGCCGTAGATGAATCTAAAGAAGCTATAGGCAAGGGCTTACTAGATGCCATAGCAGCACTATCTGGCAGTAACGATATAGATACATTTACTGTAAAGATGGTTAATGCAGCTGAGAAGATAGGCAACGCATTTAGGACTGTAGGCGATGTAATCGGATTACTTAATCCTAATGCAAGCGTAAAAGTAGGCGGCAAGTTCTTACGCAAGTCTGATATGAACGCACCTAGATTATCACCAGCCACTAGCAGAGCCATGTTACTAAAGCAAGAAGTTACACAGATTAAAACTGGTGTGTCATTACGTAAAGCAGAAAACGATCTACTAAAGAAAAAGACTGCCGTAGATCAATTAAAAGATAAGTTTGATCTAGAGCGTATAGGACTTACAGCTGCACTTAACGCTGCAACCGATGAAGAAACTAAGTTACGCATTAAAGCCCAATTAGCCATATTAGACAACAATGATGCTTTGGCAAAAAAGATATTAGAAGAAATGAAAGCGGCAGAAGCGGCAAAGGCTTTAGCAGACGCAGCCAATAAAGCAGCCATGGCTTTAGGCACATTTGATCCCGCTAGATTTAGAATGGGTGAGAACAAAGATTTAGGAAATGATGTATCACAATTATTAGCAGCTTTAGCAGCCATGGCAGGTCTATCCGCTGGCATGTTACCTAAAGGCTTAACAGGTGGCACTACTAAGGCCGCTGAGACTTTATCTTATGGTCAAAGTTATTCAGATATATCACAAGGCACATTAGGTGGTTCAGTATTTGATCCATCATTTGTAAGACGTGGTGAGTCAAAAGACTTGACAATTACTGTAGATGTATCACAGACTGGCGATAGATTTGCAGCACTAATAGCAGAAAGTTTACAGATAGCCCAGAAGTCTGGTATCTCGTATGGTATTGCTGGCGGCTTGTAATGCCAATACCTGTAATAAATGCTGTAATTAACTTTAGCACTGGGCCTAGTTTTGCTCAGGCCATGATCTTAGATACAGGCATATTAGGCACAAACGTACTAGCCGATAGCGCAGCTGTCATTGTAGATGTATCAAATCAAATTAACCGCATAGAAACTAACCGAGGCCGTAACGCATTTATTGATGAGTTTCAGACTGGCACACTTACATTACGCATAGTAGATCAGAATGGCGACTTTAACCCTCAGAATGTTACTGGCCCGTATTTTAATTTATTGACACCTATGAAGAAGGTGCAGATTACTGCAACCTATAGCGGTGTTACCTATCCTATATTCTCAGGATTTATCACCAGTTTTGTTACAACTTATCCCGGGGAATCAGATGACACTGTAGCTATAACAACCATTCAAGCCGTAGATGCTTTCAGATTAGCGCAGGTAGCGCAGATTAGTACAGTTACAGGTGCTAGTGCTGGCAATTTAGCGGGCACACGTATAAATCAAATATTAGATGAAATCGACTGGCCGGCAACTATGCGAGATGTGGATGCTGGACTGACTACTATGCAAGCGGATCCCGGAACTAATCGCACAGCCTTAGCAGCTTTAACGACTGTAGCCACGTCCGAGTACGGCGCACTATATGTAGACGCTGCTGGCTCGTTTGTATTTCAAGATAGATCTGTAACCGCTGGATCTATTGGTGGCACACCCACAGTCTTTGCAGATAATGGCACAGGTATAGTTTATTTTGATGCTAGTTGGATTCTTAACGATGTGCTTATATTTAACAAATCTACAATTACGAGAGCTGGTGGCTCAGCGCAGGTAGCCCTAAACCAAAACAGCATAGACAAGTATTTTTTACACAGTTATTTTTTAGACAACTTACTTATGCAGACCGATGCAGTAGCCCTAGATTATGCCCAGGCTTATGTGGCTAGTAGGGCTGAGACAAGCATCCGAGTAGATTCCATAGTGCTTGACCTATACACAGACAATTACAACACAGGCATTATCGCAGCTCTAGACCTAGACTTTTTTGATCCGATCAAGGTAATTACTACACAGCCAGGCGGATCTACCCTAGAAAAAACATTACAGATTTTTGGTGTAAGAATGAACATAACACCGAATAGTTGGAAAACCACGTTCACGACATTAGAGCCAGTCATAGACGCATTTATCCTAAATGATACGATTTATGGCACTTTAGACTATAATGTCCTAAGTTACTAGGGAGTACAAATGGCAGCAGGATTAGGTTTTAAGGACTTTGTTACAGGCGAGGTATTAACCGCAGCCGATGTAGATGGCTATTTAATGCAAGGTGTCTGGGTATTTGCTAGTGCCGCTGCTAGAGATGCAGCTGTAACCTCACCACAAGAAGGTAACTTTGCTTATCTTAAAGATACAAATGTAACCACATATTACACTGGCAGTGCTTGGGCTAACTTAGATACAACTGGCATGACTAACCCAATGACTACTACAGGCGACACAATTTATTCTTCTAGTGGATCAACACCAGCAAGACTTGGTATTGGTACAGCAAATCAAGTGCTTACTGTTAACGCTGGAGCAACAGCACCAGAATGGAAAACCCCTGCTGGTGGTGGAAAAGTATTGCAAGTTGTCGGTGCTACAACAACCACTGCAACAACAATAGCAAGCACTAGTTACACAGACACTACTATTACTGCAACAATTACTCCAACCTCAGCAACATCTAAGATTTTAGTTTTAGTAAATGGTACTGTGTATTATAGCCGAAATTCTTTTTATCAGCAGATAGCCTTAAAATTAGTTAGAGGTGCAACCGATATTTATACAAATACTGCTGCAAGTTACACTTATATTGATTCCGCTGGTCAAGTTGGCATATACATCTTTACACCAGTAATGTATTATGACTCACCTGCTACAACATCAGCCACGACTTACAAAATACAAGCCAAAGTAGATACAACAGCAAATTCTGGCACATCTACTTGGCAACCTTCTAGCAACCCAAGCACAATAACATTATTAGAAATTGGTGCATAATATGGCAAAATCTTATGAAGTATTAGGTATGTTAATTCCTAATGGTGGATATGTACAAACAGGCGAAACTTATGAAGGTATCCAATTTTTAGAGTGTGAACCAATTACTAAAAAACAATACACAGATGGCTTTGCTCAGTATGATGCTTGGAAATCTGAGCAAGATACAACCAAGGCTGCTAAGAAAGCAGCCCTGCTAGAACGGCTAGGTATTACAGAGGCTGAGGCAAAACTACTTCTAGGCTAACGGCACAATCTTGAGGAAGTGTGGCAAATGAAACCATGGCTATGTGCAGCTGGTGTACAGCTACGAGATCAAGTTGATACGTGGTTTCAGGATAGGTGTGTTAAAAGTCCAGAAGGATGGCTGGGCGATAGTCGCCACTCCGCCAGAAAATCGGATCATAATCCAGACTGGAGCGCATCGGGAATTGTCAGAGGTCTTGATATTAATTCTCGGTTGGAGTCATCCGACAGCCTCGCACCTTATCTGGCTGACCAGATCAGAATCGCAGCCAAGTCAGATCCACGTTTATCATACGTCATCTATAACGGGCGGATATGTTCAAAGATACTAAATTGGAAATGGCGTAAATATAGAGGCATTAATCCACACAAAAAGCACATACATATCAGCTTTACAAAGTTAGGCGATAAAGATAGCAAGCCGTTTGATATACCACTACTAGGGGGTAACATATGAAAATAAGCAATAAGCAGAAGGCAATACTTAAATCATACTTTAGGGGTGTGCTTGTATCATTCTTAACATTCTTAGCCAGTAATGAGCTAGGACTTGACCCAGTTATATCAGTGGTAGTGGCCGCACTTGCAGGCCCAGCGGCTAGGGCTTTAGATGCATCAGATTCCGTTTATGGCATCGGTGCAGATGAAGCATGACCCCTACAGAATGGGCTGGCTTTGGCGCTGGCGTTATAGCTGTGCTATCAGGCGGTCTAATCGGATTACGTTTTATAGTTAAAGGCTGGCTTAATGAGTTACGTCCTAATGGTGGACAAAGCATGAAAGATCAGTTAACTAGATTAGA